TGATTTCAATCGATACCCTAAAAGTATTTTGTGTAGACCGAACTACGCGATATGTCATTATGTGAGCTTGTTGAATGAAACAAGACACGACAGACTGCCGTACAGTAGCAATCATACAAATTTATACTTTAAGTTTTGAATAATTGACATAAACAGATTTGACAATCTGGACGCCACCTTAGCTACATCATAATTTAAAATTACTGGAATTATATGTTATTTTAAAAAGATAAAGATTCGATTAGGTTTCCGAATTAGAAAGTGTACCTAAAAAACAAAAACCAACATGAACACACCCACCACGGAGCGAAACCGTCATAAGGATTCTCAGGGATTAAATTCCCTTCATGTTATTGCGAGAGCTGTCAACTCTCTTTACCCAGAGGAAGAAACCGAAGTTGTAAATGAAAAATTGCAACTACGAAATGATTTCCGTAAAAAGAAGAAGAATAAGAAACTACATGTAAGAAAAACTAAAGTTGTTATTAAGCCACACTCTACATCCATGTATGGCGATTTTGTTACGCGACTTAGTAGTCTTGATATCGATTTTGCAACTGAAGCACTTGAAGGTATTGCAGTTACTTTTATTGCTAGTACTAGGAAATCGAGTTTGCAGAGGGCACTAATTATCGCTGCGAAATTACTTAAGACACACTTAGGTGTGTCTTATAGTGATATTGTATCTAAAGTACTTCTGTGTAGTGATATGAACTTTGTTAAAAATATTCTTTCATGGTCCGTAGAAGATCTTGAATTTTATATGAAAGAATTATTGAATAACTGGAAGTTAGCATATAAAAATGAAGCATTTGGGTCTCTTGTAGCCTTAGTAAGCACGTTCTTAGCTATTTTTTATAGCGCTGATAAAAAGTGGACCATTTCATTGGGTTCATTTTCTATGTTTTTATTTGATGCAAAAAATTCCTGTAAAGGTGCCACGAGTTTGGTGGATGCCTTATTGAAGGTGTCCACATATGTAATTGGTGGATTGAAGAAATATTTAACCAATGGATCATATTCTGGATTTTTGTATTCGGACGACCAGTTAGGGGAATTAGATTCAACTGTTTCTACTTTACAGGCTCAATTTAAGTATGTGAAACCTGGAAATTTAGGTAAATTCACAGGCTTGGATGAGAATACGTTTGACCAGGAGCTTCAAAGAGCAATTGGTTCTGGTGAAAAACTAGTCCTTCTTTATGATGGACCTACAAAAAAATTTGTTATGGACAAAGTCAGAATGTTGAGGCAACTCCATTGTGACTTTATTCAGACAAGAGCAGCTGGCGGATTACGAATTGCTCCGTTCGCTTATCTGCTTGCAGGTTCTACGGGGCTTGGAAAGTCCTCAGTTAATGAAATCTTGATGAGATATATTTTATCGAGTAATGGATTTAATCATCAAGATCAATATATTGTAACACTTAATTCACA